ACGCCACGTACTTCTTTACTTCGGGAAATCCCCCACTTCATACCTAAGACTCCGTAGTGTTTCAATTCTCGATTAGACATTCCACACCTCCTATTTTTGATGTTTAGTTTTCTTACGATTTTTCATTTGATAGTCGTATTCTTCTGTAGCTTGTTTAGTTAATTGATATGCGGCAGCTGGTGCTGCAAGATATTTGGCAATCTGTTTACCTTTAGTTTTAAGTTCTTCTCGAACACCCTTAGCGACAATCTCTGGAGCAGACATCTCCTTAACTGTGTGTTTAGCAGCCACTTCGCCCAGCATGATTATCGGTCTCTTGGTCTTATACCCACTGAGAGCTTTGTCGTTACGGTCTACAATAGCGTCAATCCCTTGCTTCTTAAGTTCTGCATAGTATTTGTCACGAATCTTATCAAATTTATCACCTTGTCCTACGAGTGTAGTATTGAACCCGTCATAAGCTTTACCGTGGAAGTTTTTACTCTTACCTTTGACTAATTTTTCTAGAGCTTTAAAAGCTTTAGCTTGTTTTCGAGTTCCGCTATTACGGTCTTCATTAACTAGTCCTGATACGTCAGTGACCATCTTCCTAAACTCTGAGTCATTGTTATATAACTTCTTAAAGGTATCTCTAGCTCTCTTAGGAGAAGCTATCTTAATATCCCTTTCGAATTTAGTAGTTACTTTAGCGACTTTATCATCCGAGAACGTTAACATTTTGTTAGCCAATAAAGCTTGAGAGTATGTTCCTTCGTACCGCTTCTTATCGCCACGTTTGAAAGCTAAATATTTCATGTTACCAGATGGTTTAGCATCTTTAGGAAGTAGCATGATTTTTTGGAAGTCAACATTCTTTGAAATGACTTCATCTGTAGTATACTTATGATGGGCGTAATATGCAGCTGCTGCCGCGAGAGTTACTCCTCCGGCAATAGCCAGGGCTTTCTCTGCTCGAATTCGATTGGCAGCTCTATTAGAAGCTTCCTCTTTAGAATATCCTTTTTCTAGATATTTGTTTTGGATACGGTCTCGATGGGTCTTGCCCTTTTCTTGACGTTCAATAAATTTTCGGACTCCCCATTTCATTCCGGGGATACCGTAATGTTTTAATTCATTGTTCATAGAATCACCTACTTCTTAAGAACTTTCATACTCTTAAGAATATCACCAGTCTTCTCTCCAGCTTTCTTACGTTTGTTAACTTCTAACCATTGTTTGTTAGTGAGCTCCTTCTTAAGATGCCAGTAGTTACCAGAAGAGCGGTCGTAAATACGAGTACGTTTAGCTTTCTCTTGTTTGTCTTGACGTTTGTTACGATTATGTTTCTTGATAGCTTGGTATGTAGCTCGTCCAGCAAATGCAGCGGCTGGTACAGCTACACCGTAAGCAAACTCTGGATTTTCTTTAAGAAATTTACCGCCGGCTTTTAAATTCTTACTAGCGCTTCTAGCAGCTTTCTTAGCTGTAGCTTTAGCCATGGCGTAAATATGATGACCCCACTTCATGCCGGTTTTACCGTAGTGGTAGAGTTCGTCGTCACGTTCTTCATCGTAATCTCTATACATAATATACCTCCTATTCGAATGCGTCTTTGTTTAATTTGTATGCAACAAGAGCATCTATTGCTGAGGCTACCGAGTCAATCTTTTGGTCTCTTCTCTTCTTGAATAACTTCTTGTTACCGTTTGTGTCTTGTAGGATAACGCAGTTACCCATGTTGAAAGACATCATTTGTTCGTCGAAATATAGTAGTCGGTCTTCGGCTAGTTTCTTAAGTTCACCAAGAGGGATACTTTCTGTTTTAGCCCCTTGAATAACTTTCTCTACACCAAACTGACCATTCTCACTAACCCAACGTTTGACAAATTCACGAGCGCCGTATGGGTCATAACCGACCGAACGGACGTCGTAATCTCGCTCAATAATATGAGCATCTAAGTCGTCATAGACAGCATCTAAATCTAAGATAGTTCCGTCCATAACAATAAGTGTTCCTTCGTTTAAGAACTCGTTATACTTCTCTCGCATAGCTGACGGGAGTTTCATGAGAGTTGACTCAGAAATATAGTTTCGAGTCTTAACCCCAAATCCACCGTTACTTAGTGGAAATAAGAAAGTGAATGAACAGAAGTCATCCCCTTGAGATAAGTCGACTCCCATAGAGCACGGCATTTGCCAGTAATCTCTAGGTCTATGCGGAATAGTTTCTTCATAAGTGAAGTAATATGTGTATCCTTCCATTGGGATACCAAAACGTTTAGCAAGAATATCGTTACGACTTGATGGGACTTTCTCCATACGCTCCACTTCTAAGTGGTAGGTTTCGTAAGATACTGTCTTACCAATATTCGGGTTAGCTTTTACCCACATCTCAGGGTGAGCTACCTCGTTAATATCATCCAGTCTGTAATACCAGATAGATGTGTGTGGTTGAATATAGTCACCACGCAAGATGTCTAGTAATTCCATTTTGATTGAGTCCCCGATACCATTACGTACGGTACCTTCTGAACTAATTGCTACGATTACGTAGTCTGGAATCTTAGACGCCCCTTGCTCGATAGCTCCGAATACGTCTTCTCGAATATCGCCAGAGAGCCATTCGTCGATTGTCGTAATCTTGTTACGAAGACCTTGTAGTTTGTCTACGGTCATTGGACGAATTTCGACCATTGAGCCAGTTAAGAAGTTCTCTATCCCTTTTTTAGTCGATGCTAACTTAACACGGTTAGCTCTGGACCCAGTGGTGTTCTGTAGCGAACCTTCAGTCAAGAATTTGAACAGAGGTCCTTTCGCTCTAGTGATTGCTGTACGAATCGGAGATAATACCTCCTCAGCTTGACGCATTGTAGGAGCGGTTGCTACTTGTAATGTGGTAGACGTGTCGACGTTTAAGTGATAGCTCTGTACGAATGAGGCATACATTGATTTTGCCCCACCACGAGCTAGAATAATAAACTGACGGTTGATTAATCTTCGTTTGAAAGATTTAGTGACATACTTACCACCATGACCATCAGGATTTGGTTCATATACGCTTCGCTCTTCGAAATAATACCAACCGTAAAGTTGTTCAGCCCAAAGTTTGAACGAATCCAGTAGGGTCAAATCACGACCGTCGGTTAAGGTCGACTCGTTTTCGCAATACTTAATAAAACCCTCAACTGCTTCGTCATCGTAATAAATACCGGGGTTTGCTATGTTAGCGTCGATACGGTTCATCTCTAACGAAATAAATTCGTTAACGGCGATATCGCCACGCATAACCGCCTCTCTAAACTGCCCGTAATACTTTGGAACAGCAGTGTTTGATAATACCATGTATTGTTACCACCTTTTATAGATAAATTGTATTAGAATTTCCTAGACGTAAAGTCTTAGCTGTAGAAACAGCATCGTATACTCTACGAGCTTTCTTTATAGGAGCTGGTCCATTGGCGGACCCTCTACCACGAGTCGCATAAGCTGCTGCGGCAGACGCTACAAATGAGAATGCTGCTGGAACAACATACTTGTTAAGTGCGTTACCTAACTGTTGACTACCCACATTCTTAAGAGTATTAGTAATCCAGTTCTTACCTTTCTTCTTCTGCTTAGAAGTAAGTTCTTTGTAAGTCTTCTCCGCTTGTAGTCGCTCATTAATTTGTTTGAGCTTCTTAGTGCTCATAGATTTGTAAGACTCTTTAGTGTGAGCCTCCAAATAGTCATGATGTTTACCCCCTGGTGACGAAACGACAGATTTGCCTTTACGACGTCCCCATTTCATACCAAGGATACCATAGTGCTTTAGTTCATTACTGTTCATTTAATGCCGTCACCTCCTTAATTTGTTGGCCAAGGGTCATCCGTAATGTAAGATATTTTAGAAACCCTGATGTCTCCAATATCTCTATCGGTTGGCACTGGGTCTGTGAATTGGAATCGTAAGTGATTTGCATCAGTAACACCACCTAGGTACCACGTTCCATATGGAATACCGTCGTCGTTGAAAATCTGGCCAATCATCGAACCAGCAGATCTATACCCCATAGGTATACTACCGTTTGCTATAAGGAAACATTTCTTTTCACGGTTTCCTGGATGTCCAATAAACGCCGGGTTACCCCGTCTTACAATACCAAACCAACCCCATTGTAATCCGCCGAATTGATAAGTTACTGTATTATTAACTCTTCGGACTTGTAAATAAGAATTGCCTAGTTTAGATAGTATGTTTATGTTCTTCCAACCCGTATCTCCATCTAATACCGCCCAGCCTTGGTTACCAGAAGGTGTACGTTTAATCCATTTAAGTGCACCGTTTGTTTTAGCTGTATCAACATAGGTTTGACCTAGTTTACCTTCGACTTTACCATTCGGCATACCAGTACCAGTAAGTT